GCACGATTGTTTTGTCATCCAGAGCAAGTTCTACATCTACTGTTTCTCTTTCCATTTTTTCTCTCAATTCGTGGTGGTCGTGTAACATATTTTCCTTTATAATGTTTGTTTATCTGAATCCATATTGTCTATTCATACTGTCTCCACTGTCAATGCTTCATTATAAAGATCTTGCATTAATTTATTCAGTTCACTCTTATTGGAAATTTGTAAACTGTCTACACAATTCTCAATCACACTCATCGTATCTTCTACATCTTCCATGCTCTCTAAATCTTCACCCAAATCCTCAATGTCAAAAAGATTGTCTATGATTGAAATATTACCTACTCCAACCTTGATAAGACCATCCATCAGAGCCTCAAACATATATTGATTAGTCTTATTCTTAATGATAATTTTGACATAACAATTTTTGTACTTTGATAAGTCCTGTTCTGGTTCTTTACCATCAGTATCATCATAATAAATCTTGTGAAACATAGAAAAAGGATTTGGTATAAACTCTGTATCCAATGTTTCTGTATCAAAGATGTGAAAACCTCGTTGATCATTATAATCTGTCCATGTTATTTCGTAAGGGTTTCCAAGATAATGAATATTACCTGTGATAGAATGGTGATGAAAATGTCCACTGAATACCTTACGATAGGCCTTGAATAAAGATTGAGAAAATCCTTCTGTACATATGGAACCTTTATTGTGTTCAATTCCTTCTAGATGCAAATGTCCAAACACAACTGGACATCTTGACTTTTCAAGTAACGACATTGATTGTTCAAGATTATCTTCACATATCCAAGGAAGAATCAGGCTTTCTATATTTCCCAACTTCACAACTGATGGGTCTGAATAAATTGTTACATTATCCATTCCCTTTGTCAATTCTTCTATAGAATTTATTTTGAGAGAATTCTTAAAAAATGAATCGTGATTACCAACAATAATTTTAATATTTCCACCCATTTCTTCAAGAGGGCGAAAAAACATCTCTTTCCATGAATTGAGAGTTCTATAATTGATAAATTTTCGTCTATCAAACATATCACCCAAATGAATTATATCAGTAATTCCTCTTTCTTTTAAAGTAGGAAAAAATACATTTTCATAAAACTTTTGAAAGAAGTTTGCGAATATAAGACTGTCATTTCTTGCACCAGCGTGTGTGTCCGTTATAAGTGCATATTTCATGCAGGAAGTTCCTCGTTGAGATAGGTTGTTAAAGGAGACAATTTTGTTATTTTTGAATCTGAAATTTCTTTGGCCCTTTTCTTTTTCCTTTTCTTCTCTTCAAAAGTAAAAATAAAATCATATATTGTAGCACGTTTATCTGTCGTGAGAGGTGAGGCTCCAGTTGAAATAAAATCTTCTGACCCCATAGAACTAGTATCAGAATTATCTTCCAACGAATCAAATTCATTCATCGTCTTGTACTTGATGTACAACTGTTTCTTTTCTTTCTCTATTCTCCGTAAAAATGCGTAATAAATGATTTGAGTGAAGTATGCGAAAGGGTTTTGTGATTTCTCTGGATTAAAATTGTTCGCATACATGACACAATTTTCTATCCCATCACTTACCATTTCTTCACGAAATGCATAATTGATAAAATTTGGACGATGTGATAATTTCTCTGCAATTTTCAAAAAACATTCTCCTGCATAATCTGGGATTGGTGGTGGCTCAATATCATTATCTTTAGCAACTAGATATTGTTCACGATATTCACTCATAACCTCAAGGAGTTTAGAATTATCAACATAATGTTGTTTTTTTCTTGGCACTGGGTTCCTTTCATAAGTTTAATCATACAATACCATTATACATGTTTATGAACCAAATGTCAAGTATGTTTTTTCTCTTGACATTTGTGCCACAGATGATATAATAAGACTGTAGTCTTTAAGAATAATAGTATATACAGAGAATATTAGTTAATCATCATGTTCTTGAGCATCTCTTCTGATACGAAATCCTCTTGATGTTCATTCACTTCTTTTAGAATATCATCATAAATTTCACTCATCTTCTTTGAAAGAGAGGCCATGGTGACGATGTATTTGGCGGATACAGGAATGGAATTGTCTTCTGTAAAGGGAATCCATTTGGTAAAACGAACGCCATCTTCACCTTCTTCGTCTAGGATGTGAGATATTTTGATTGGGTGTTTGAAATGGAAAAATCCTTCTTTTGGTTTTTCTAAAATTGTAAGAAGTTCATCTCCTGTAGAAAGTTTGACATATTTAATATTTGGACCCATATTCATCCTTTGATTGGTATGGTGTATATGTGATATGGAAATTGTTCTGAACTATAAATCTTTACTCTTTCCATAAAGTGATTGAGAGTATAGTTTTTTCTCTCTTTAAATGTTAGGTCATCTGCGATGTCGTAAAGTGAAGCTGTTGTCTTTGTATCTGATTTTCGCAGGCCTCTTCCTATTGATTGTAAATTTCTTATACGTGATTTAGAAGGAGAAGCGAAAATGATGTTATGAAGATTCTTAATATCGATTCCTGTAGAGTATACACCATAGCTAGCACAAATGACTGCATCTTTTTCAGTTTCAATAATAGACCTGACCTGTTCTCTTGATTCTGCATCAGTACCACCATATACAAAGAATACTTTTCTTGAGTTGTCCAGTTTATCTTGCAACATATCATACAAAATGTTGCCGTGTTTTTCTACTAATTGAAATAATACGAGTGAATTACCTTTCAATCCGTCTACTAGGTTACAAATATACTTATTTCTTTCAGGATGACTCACCAAAAAATCTATCTCTTCTTGATAGTTCAGTTTTGATACAATCATAGCCGATTCTTTGGAGTACTTCAGAACTAGACATCGAATGTTTATTTCTGAAAGTGTCTTTTTCTTGATAAGTTCTTTTGTTGACGTAACCTTTTTTACTGGTCCGAAAAGTCCTGTGAGAATCAACTTGTGTACCTCTATTTCGTCTAATGTTCCTGTTGTCCCAATACGATAAGGAGCATTCACTAGGTTTTTCATTATTTTTGTAAGTGACTTTGCTTTATACAAATGTGCTTCGTCACCAACTACCACCTCAAAATCATTAAAGAAAGATTTTTCAAGTTCGTATAATGATTGCCAAGTTGAGATGATTACTTCCTTGTTTGTCTCCTTCTCCTGTCCACCATAGATTTGATGAACATGATTCTTTACATTAAAATCTTTGTCTGAATAAACATCAAAATCAGAATACATTTGATACACAAGTGACAGAGTAGGTACAATTATCAACATCTTTCTTGGAAAATAATATCGCATCAAGTAATAGATGATGAGTGATTTTCCAGAAGCTGTGGGTGATAGTAAAAGACATCTTCGTTGGTCTATTGCATATCGTATTGCATTACTCTGATAGTCTCTCAATTTATATTCACAAGGAAATGATGTGAGAAACTGAAAATAATCTTCGTTTGCAATTTGTTGATATTTAGATACAGTATAGTCTTTTATTCTGTATTCTCTATCATTTGCAAATCTATAAATCTCCTGTTTTAGTCCTGTATAAATCTTTCCACTATCGTAATTAAAAAGATAAACATATCCATCCCATTTCTTCGCACGAAACATAGGCATGAATTGATAGTTATTTGGCCGAAAACGAAAATAATGATTCAGTTCCATCTTTAGAGATGGTTCACACGAAATCTGAATATAGACATTATCAACAGGATTGATTTCTAGTTCCATTATTATCCAAGTCCGGCAACAAACTTCCTCCAATTTATTGCGTTGTTGATATGGAAACTTCGGTTCTCAATGATTGATAATACCTTACTCAAATACTCTACTTTCGCTTCCTGCTCGTTAAGAATCTTTTCTGCTTTTTGTAATGGTTCATCGGCAGCAACATAATACTTTTCAAGTTCCGTCTTGGATAGTCGTATGTTGTGTTCTGGGCCTTTACCATTTTTAGAAATCACAACTTCCCATCTTTGTTGAAACAACACCTTCCAGTGTGTCTTCAAATCAGAAAGTTTGCGTTTTTCTTTACTATAAATGTTTAAATATTTCTGATGAAGATTGGGTATCTTCAACGATTCATTATCTAAATTTGTGTCATCAATATGGGAATCATTCTCCCACATTGTCATTATTTCATCAATTGTCATAAATTATATAGTTAGTTCAATTATCAAGTAGATTTTTAATTTCATAGTTTACATAACGAAATGTAGCAGTTGCAACAAAATATTCTACATCTGCAACGGAACTGTCAAATTCAATAGACGATACATTAATTGGAAATGCATCGTAAAAATGAAACTCCATTTGAGGATTCATTGCACTTGTTAGAAGTGTAAGAACAATAGTGGAAACTGTCCCACCTCTTGCAGTTGGATTTGAGCCACCTGCTTTGAGTTTGCGATATTTCTCTTGTCCTTCTGCGAGCCCAAGTGCTATGATTCGGTCATAAATTTCTGTCCAGTTTTTCATATGTTCGTCTACAATAAAACGGATAGACAACTCTTCAAAATTCACTCTCGAACCAGCTACAGGAATAGTTGCGGTTGGATTGAAAATCTCTATTGCATCTATTGAAACGCCTGGAATGTTTGCTGCCTGACAAAACCATGTCATATGCGGAGCATCTTCCATAGTCAGACGAAAACTGATATTGGAGAGATAGTTTAAATTATCGGGTACTTTATTTGATGCACTCATATTATTATTTATTCAGTAAATTTTCAAACTCTATGTAGTTTAAGTGTTTTCCAACGTGATAGATTCTATTCTCGAATTCTTCTTCAATTCTTTTGTGTCTTTTAATCCAATTATCTCTCGACAACCAATAATCATCTTTTTTTGAATTGAAATATTGATTGGCTTCTAATGCATTTGTTGCATATCTGTAATGTCGTGAACCCAAATATATATTGTCCGCTGTTCTGTCTAAGTAGTAATCAAAACCTATGCAATAAATGTCTTCTTTTGGATGATTTAAACAAGCTAATCTGAGTGCAGCAGTACCAGAATTATAAGAGGTGTTTTCTTCTTCTCCCCACCAATCTAATTGTTGGGTTTCTTCATCTTCTGCAACCCAATAAATTGCAATGTCACCATTTCCAACAGTACCAGGCACTTTTCCTATTTCAAATGTGACAAATTCATTTGTTCTTGGAGTTGTTTCTAGTATTCTATATCCTGGCGGAAACATCGTTCTAATCATTTCATAACTGTATGCAGGAATTCTTTCAAATGTCTTAAAATGGCATATGCCTTTTTTGGAATAACCAGAATAACAAATATCCCATATCATGTGATGGTCACCACAAATTAAATGAGTGGGTGAGTAATCACGGAAAACTGCATTACACCCATATGTTATATGTCCATCTAATTGATTTAAACTGAATACTGATCTGGACCGACCATTTCCAATAACTACTATCATTTTAACCTCACTAGAAAATGACTACAAACAAAAAAGGGAGAGGATTTTGTCCTCTCCCTTTAAAATCCCTACAATATGTAGGTGCCGGATTACATCAAGTTAGAAATTCTGCACTTTCTGTAATATCCATTTTGTTCTGCGGCAGCATTTGAAGTGATACCTGTCATTCGACCACTTCCAACACCAGATGCATTAGCATCAGCAGCTGCACCTTCTGCAAATGGATTTGCAACCATTCCGTATCGTGTTTTAAAAGCGATACGTGGTTGAAAACTGGAACTATCAACCGCACG